GGGTTAAAAAGGGGGAGTCATGGTCATTGCAGTGTCTTATTTCAACGTTGAATACGCGCCCGGCATGTACTTCAATTGTGAAAAGCAGCGCGGCACGCTATCGGTGACGAGTTGCGCAGCTCAGTACAAGCGGCATAAGAGCAACTGCTCTGGTTCGGTATGTACTGGCTGTGAGCTTGGCGCGGCCCATGCGGGTGAGCAAATCATCTATAGCCTGCCGCAAAAGCTGTGCTGCCGGTGTGGCGGAACTGACAAGCGCCTGATTCATGCCCGTATCTGTGTGTCCTGCTACAACCGGGAGAGGGAATACATGCTCGGGCGCAATGCCAAGGGTAAGCCTCCCATCCATGCGCGGGCGCTCCATGCCGTTGGTGTATTTGTTGCCAAGGCCGGAAGAATCCAGATTGGCGTTGTTGCCGATACCGCCGAGGCCGCGATGGCTCCGATACGGAAAAGCCACAAGGCTGCGATTTCATTCATGCCGCCAGGCGTGCCCGATTATATTTTTGCGCAGATGCGCTTGCTGTAAGGAAGGTAAGCGCATGGATGTCGAGAAAATAGATCACCTTTGCAGAACCTGCGGAAGCGGGCGGCTGGAAAAATACACCACAAAGCAAGGGGAGAAGCGAATTCGCTGCCCTAACTGCGAAGTGGACGCCGTGGGGTGGCGGGCATCCAAGCTGTGCTTTTGTGGGCATCGCTTCCCGAATGGCTCAAGGTCGTATCTAAAGTGCGCCAAGAACCCTGAGCGCTCCCCAATGAGCCCGCACGCCATAGTGGTGATGCTGGATGAAGATGCGGTCAAAGAACGCAGGGACAACCCGCGCAAGGCGGAAAAGAGCCGTTCAGATTGTGATGATCTGTTTGGTGAGTCGGAGGAAGCGTAGTCGTGAGGCTATGGTAGGTCATGGGTAGAAAATCAAAACTGACGGAAAAGCAATGGGAAGAGGTCGGGCGTCGTCATCTTGACGGTGAAAGCCTGCGCTCTTTGGCGCGCGAATTTGGTGTGGGTGAAAGCACGGTGCGCGAAAAAATATCCGCGCAATCCGCGCAGATCAAAAAAGTTGCAAATCAAATAGTTGAAGTGGAAAAGGCAAAAAAGAGTTTGCCCGTTTCCGCGCAAATATCCGCGCTTAACCTCGCACAACGGTTATTGATGATTTCCGAATCCCTGAGTGACGCCGCTGTGGCTGGGGCGAATACGGCAAAGCTTATCAGTGAGAGAACGCACGAGAAGCTTTCCAAGCTGCAAACTCTTACCGATGATGATGTCAAAGGGGCGATTGCCGCATCTATGGCGGTCAACCAGTCCGGCAAGATGGGTATGGACATCCTCACTCTGACTACCAAGCCTAATGGGGCTGGCGCACTGAACAATCCCGGCAATAGCGACCCAAGACATATCCAAGACCTGACCGACGATGAACTACTCGAAATCGCTCGCGGCTAAGGAGGTTGTTATCCGTCGCAAGGCGAGAGAGAGCATCCTTAGTTATGTCACGGCTATTGATGTTCCCGGCAAACCTGTTGGTGATGACCCCGATGAGGAATGTTTTAAGCCGGTAGAAACATCGCTGGCGCACCACCATCGCTTGCTACTGACCAAGCTGGAAGAGGTCAGCGAGACGCCGCACGGTCGCATGATGGTGTTTATGCCGCCGGGCTCGGCTAAGAGTACCTATGCCTCTGTGGTATTCCCCTCGCGATTTCTTGGCAAGAAGCCAAACCGCAAACTGATTCTTGCCAGTTATGGCGATGATCTGGCGCGGAAGATGGGCCGCCGTACCCGTTCGATCATCAAGCAGCGGCGCTACAAGGGGATTTTTGGCGCAGGGTTGGCCAATGAGTCGCAGGCCGCCCATGAATTTGCCTTGACCAATGGCAGCGAGTACATGGCGTGCGGTATTTTGTCTGGCATCACGGGTAATCGTGCGCACGGCATCATCATCGATGACCCGATCAAGGGGCGCGAGCAGGCCAATTCCGAAACTATCCGGCAAAAGACGTGGGATGCATACGAAGATGACCTAAAAACCCGCCTCATACCTGGCGGATGGATTGTTATCATTCAGACACGGTGGCACGAAGACGATTTGTCCGGTCGCATCCTTCCCGATGGCTGGAATGGGGAAAGTGGCAAGATCCTCTGCAAAGATGGCAACGAGTGGGAAATTATCTGCCTGCAAGCGAAGTGCGAAGTCGCAAATGACCCACTTGGACGCAAGATTGGCGAATACCTGTGGCCGGAATGGTTTGACCGTAAACACTGGGCGCAGTTCGAACAGAATCAGCGCACATGGAATGCCTTGTATCAGCAGCGGCCATCTCCGCTTGAGGGTGATCTATTCAAGCCTGACAACATCCAGATAATTGATGCGTTGCCGATTGAGTCGATTGAATGGGTGCGCGGGTGGGACTTTGCCAGCACAACATCTGGTGACTGGACTGCGGGCGCTAAGCTGGGGAAACTTGGCGATGGCCGGTTGCTTATCGGCGATATGGTGCGGATTCGAGTTGGGCCGGATGATCGCGATAAGGCTTTGTCCAATGCTGCGAAGCGCGACGGGTACGAGTGCAAGCAATCCATCCCGCAAGACCCAGGACAGGCCGGTGTAACTCAGGTGAAATACCTGATACGGCAGCTTGTCGGGTACCGCGTCCATTCATCCACGGAAACGGGTAGCAAGGAAACGCGCGCTGAGCCTTTGGCAAGTCAGGTGAACGTCGGCAATGTGCTTATGCTGAAAGCGCCGTGGAACGATGCGCTGATAGCTGAACTTAGAGTGTTCCCCAATGGCACGTATGACGATCAGGTGGACGGACTGTCTCGGGCGTTCGGTCTGCTGATCGGGCGCAATCCTTCTGAAATCTTCATTCCAGACGCAAACAAGGTGGCGGCGAATGTCGCGGCTGAAATATCCGCACTTGGCACATGTGGGCGCTGTTCGGCATTCGACCGTGAAACCAAATTGTGTGGCGAGAATTTCGGGATGCAGGTAGGAGAGAATGATGTGGGTTGTGGAATGTTTATTGCCAAGTAGTATTCGTAACTGTTGATCTGTATTCCCCTGTAAAGCCCTGCTAAATTGTCGTGACGCGACAATGCGGGCATGAGTGATATTGCCCGCAAAGTAGCCTTTGACCCGAATGCACCGCAAGGCGAGCGTACTGACGCGCTCGCAGAATTGCAGCAGGCGGCCATGCCGACTAGTGTTTTGTCGATGGAAACCATCGGGCAAATCATGGAATTCGCCGACATGAACAAGTCGATCTCCCAAAACATCGTTCCATTCCCCGGTAAGAATCAAGGCAAGCCCGGTGTGCAATCGGTCAAGCTAGATGATCGGCAACTGGGAATGCATGGCGAGTATTGGGAAAAGCCTGCGTCAATGAGTTTTGACGCGCTGCGTGGGATGGTTGACCAAACCCCTGTGCTGAATGCCGTAATAATGACCAGAATCCGCCAGGTGCAACGCTTTTGCCGCGTGCAGGAAGGCGGCACTGGACTGGGATTCGCCGTCAAGCATATCGACAAAGACCACCAAATAAGCCAAAGCGAGCAAGAATCTATCAAGATGCTCAACCGCTTTTTCTCGAATTGCGGCTGGGAATTCAACCCACGCGCTCGCAAGAAACTGCGCCGCGATAGCTTCTCCGGGATGATGGGTAAGGCGGTGCGTGATTCTCTCGTGATGGATTCGTGCGCGATTGAGACAGAAATGAAGCGTGATCGTAGCCGCGGCATAGATGGCTTGGCTATGGTTGACGGTGCAACGATTCGTCTAACGCCCGAGGGTGGGTACAAGGGCGATGATGACATTTTCGCGCTGCAGGTAGTGATGGGAACGGTCAAAACTGCGTACACCTACGACGATCTGATCTATGAGCCGCGCAATCCGCGCTCTGACATCATTGTCGGCGGGTATGGGCTGGGTGAAACCGAGTTGCTGGTGCGCGTTGTAACTGGCTTCCTGAATGCCATGACGCACAACATCACCGGATTCGATAAAAACGCCATCCCCAAGGGCGTGCTGCATCTGTCTGGTGACTACACGCAAGAAGACTTGGTTGCATTCCGCCGTTACTGGAATTCGATGGTCAAGGGCGTGAATAGCCAATGGTCTGTGCCGGTGCTGGTGTCCAAAGATCAGGAAAGCAAGGCATCGTTCGAGAAGTTTGGCGTCGATTACGACGAAATGCACTTTAGCAAGTGGATGACGTTTTTATCCTCATTGATCTGCGCCATTTATGGCATGAGCCCAAGCGAAATCAACTTCGATTCGTTCTCGGGCGGCAATTCCTCGCCATTGAACGGCTCTGATACCGCTGAAAAGCTGGCAGATTCCAAGGACAAGGGCTTGCGCCCGCTGCTGTCCTATTTTGAAAACCTCTTCACTGACTACATCACTTGCGACTTTTCGGACAAGTACGTGTTCCGCTGGGCTGGCCTCGATGAAGAGGATGCGAAGGTCAAAGAAGAGCGCGCCGGCAAGATTCTCACTGTGAACGAAATGCGCGCCGAAGAGGGTTACGACAAGATGGATGGCCCATTGGGCGATGCACCGTTGAATCCTTCACTGGTTGGGCCGTGGCAAGCATTGATGCAGCAAGAGCAACCCAAAGACTTTGGCGGGCAAGCGCAGCCAAGCGGTGAAGAGCAGCGGGGCAAGGATGTGCCGGAAGGATTTGGCGGCAAGGACAAGGGCGAGGATTTTGGGCAGCAAGGAGGCAATGATGCCGGTGGGAATGACGACAAGCAGGGCGGCAGTGACGATCAACAAGGGAAAGCTCCCGAGCAAGCTGCTGATGGCGATGCTGGGGAATCTGACGACGAAAAGCAAAAGAAGCCGCTCGCGAAGTCGTTCCCGGTAGCCGATGAGCCGCTTGATTTCGGCACGCGCGAGACAGTGATCTACCGCTTGGGCGACCTATGAAGAATTTGAAGCCCGTAACCAGCATCAAGCCTGATGCCGAAGAGCCGAACAAGCCAAGCGTCCTGACCGGTGATTCCATTTATTACAAGCATCCTGAACATGGCGGCCCGCATCATGGCGTGGTGGCCGGTATCGGTAAGCATGGAATGCTTGTTGATGCTGACGGTGGCGGCGAGCATCAAGTCGAGTGGGGCGGTTACATCGCGCACCGGGCTCGGGCTGAGCGCAAGATGACTATCGTTGATCGCGGTGAAGACGGCTCGATCATGGAAGACGAGAACGGCAAGCGGGTTTTCGTGCGAGGCAAGATTGAGGATTATGATCTTGGCGCTAGTGACGATGCCGAAACTCTAGAAAAGGCACTGATTAGCGTTCCTGCTGTTCCAGTCACGCCAGAAAATCACCCGTTGAATGAAACTCTGCGCACCATGAGCAATTTACTGGATGCGGTGATTCGTGCTCAGGCCGCAATGGCAACCGATGTTGTGGTCGCGATTGCCCAGCTCAAAGACAGTCAGGCCGCACAGTTTCAGGGATTGTGCGCTGCCATTGCCATGATGAGCGAGAAAAATGGCGACATGGCCGCCATGCATCAAGCTCTGATCGCTGCGCTTACCGAGGCGCGCAAGCCGCAAGATATTTCAATACTTTAAACAAACGAACAGGAGTAAATTATGACCGCCCCAGTTGCAAGCAAAATACAACTCCCCGAAGACAGATGGCATAGCGGAAAAATGAAACGTACACAGACGCGAGTGATTGGCGCGAATACCGTACACGAGGATATGGTCGTAGTCGTTGATAAACGGGATATTGTTGGCGTATTCAAGGCGCAATCCCCTGTGGCAATCGTACCAATTGCTGCGCAAGATGGAATTACGACCGGGTTCCTATGGTTATACAACCCTGTGGCATCAACGATTAAGATGCAAATTTCCAACATCAAGATACGCTCTCAGTTTGCGGCAACGGCGATAGATCAAGCGGTCGGAGAGTTACGTCTAAGCCGCTTTACTTTCACTGGTATCAATAGCAGCGCGCTGATAACTCCGGCCAGTATCGACTCTACCTTCAATACCAATCAAGGCGAGGTAGCTGATGCCTGGGCTACTGCGGTGGCGTCGCTGGGTGCTACTATTGATGCGAATTTTTATCAAACAATGGATTCGGCAGTCGGCGCCGGTGGGAGCCGGAACCCGTTGGTTGATACTTTTAACGTCACATCGGAACACGAAGAGATTATTCTGCGACCTGGTGAAGGTGTGGTGATCTGGCACGCGGCATCGGTTACTACGAACAATAGGCGCTTGATGATTTCCGTGGCGTGGGA